CATCATGCTCGCAACTCCAGTCCACCAACCTATTAAAGAGAGCGACGACATCATTCCATGATGTAACATCGCGACAGAAGACTGGACGGATATTTCTTCCGTTCAGCCAATCTGTCCCGCAGCTCTCTTTGAAGGGCCCGCCCAGATAAGACTTGTTTGTGTTAACCACAAAGCCAAGCTCACGCAGAACGCGCACCAATGAAGGGGCGTTCGCTTCTGGGAGGATAATGTCATCACCAAAGACACCACAAGCTCGAATCCGTGGACGAATCCACGGTTCACTCACAAATAAGGAGAAAATACTCACGCCATTTAGACGGAGCACGCCCTCAACAAGTGAGAGATAAATCAGAGTCTGCAGTGGGAAGGTAAAACCATTACCCATCGTGCCGAAGATGTGCAGAACCTGCACACCCCCGTAATCACCCATGTTAACCAAACGATCACGCGAAAGATTCATCGCGCGATAAGTGTTTGGTAGAAACATGAAGAGATATTCGACCAGCCGTTTATAAAAGCTGTCCGAACTATCCTTAAGATCGATCGTGGCAGGCCGGTTGGGCACCCCCGAAAGGGAGCCTATGCAAGCTAAGACACGGTTTCGATCATCTTGTGACTCGATAGCAAAGCCAAGCTGTGCGAGAACGTCCGCTAAGACGTTTCCAACACAAGCCGTAGCCCAGCTCGAGATCACGGTGGGAGTCACGGTCGAGCGACGCTTTTCAGCGTCCTTCGCAACGGTAGTCCACCGGGCCGGCTCAACTTTGGGTACACACGTTCCTAAGGCGTCAATGCCATCGGAACCGTAACCTATTGTTACGTCGAAAAATCGAGTGTGGAACGAGGCCCAAAGATCAGACATCGCCTTGTTGGGGCTGGAAGGTCGCAGGGTAGCGACTTTGCTGAGAACGGTCTCGTGACCGCCAACAGCGCTTCCAGGACCCATCGCTCCAAGGCCTAGCATCCTTAGCATATCGCCAAAAATGCTATGTTCGGCATCAGACAGCCACTCTGTGAGACAGGCCTGGGCCTCGCCCAGGACAAGTCTCGTTATTTCAGAGAACTGCCAAACTCCGTTACAGCTGTCCCACAGGTCATCATAAGCTTTACACAGGTCGTTCCTTGTTAGGAAACGCTCTGCAGCTTCGATAGTCTGTGATTCAACTATATCGGGGCTAGAGGCAGGAACATACTTCTTTAGGAAGCCATTCCTCATAGCATCTAGCGTGATCCGAACTTCATCAGGAGTTCTTGAATCGCCTGCGTCAGAGCAGTGCAGATTATGCACGTCTTCAACAGGTTTTCCAAGTGTATCCTGATAAGCTTGAAGATCTGATTTGAGACGGACGTTGACATTGTCAACCAGCGAATCAAAGAAAACCTTTTCGGCTTCCCTTTCATCACCTTTCATCTCCTTAAAGGAGGGTCTAACCTCTCTCAAAGAAACCACTGATTACT